GATGAATTGCTTGCATCAAGAAAAGGTTTAATAACTTCTATTATCAATAATGCAATGAATAATAGAGGAAGAATGGGAGTTACATAATGAGTGGTACATTTCCAACAAGTCCAAACTTTCAAGCATTAGCTTTTCAAGACAATAGACCTACTTTAATTAATCAGACCTTATCAGGCAAAAGACAAGTAAGGCAAATAGGTGGTCAATACTTTACTTTTACAGTTTCAATGCCACCAATGGAACAACTAGAAGCTCAAGCTATATTTGCATTTCTACAAAAACAAAAAGGTATGTTTGAGACATTTCAAATAGGCTATCCATTAAACAATAAAGGCGTAAGTCATTCTGAGTCTGATATCTTAGTGAATGGCGCACAATCTGCTGGCGATGCTGCTATAGCTTCAGATGGTTTTTCACATACTAATAATGCATTAAGAGCAGGTGATTTAATTAAATTTGCTAATCATTCTAAAGTTTATATGGTTACAGACGATATTACAGCTAGTGGCGGAGCTGCTTCTATAACTATATCACCGCCATTAGTGGCTGCTGTTGCAAATAACGAAGCAATAACAGTCAATAAGCCACAATTTACAGTTTACTTATCTACAGGAGAAATTAGCTATTCAACAGATGCTTCAGGCTTTTACAGCATATCATTTGAAGTGCGAGAGGTTGTAGAATAATGGCTAGGAGCTTATCTACAGCTCTGCAAGCTCAAGTATCAGCAGAAGCTAACAAAATTGCTTTTCTTGTTGAGTTAAACCTATCAACAGTTATTAGAGTTACAGATTTTTATACAAACATAACTTATAACTCAGAAAGTTATGAAGCTGGCGGTTCTTATCTATCAGTAGATACAACTCAAGAAACAGGCGAACTAAAAGTAGATGAAATTAATATTAGATTTTCAAATGTAACAGATGAAGTTAGAGCATTAATTAATACTGGTGCTTACATAGATAAGTCTGTAAATGTTTATCTAGCCTTTATGGATTCTAGCGATGCTTTAGTTGGTGCTATTAATTACTTTACAGGCAAAATTAGATCAGTCTCTATAGCTGAAAGCACTACAGATTCTACAGTTAGTATTGTGGTTGCTAATCATTGGAGTAACTGGAATCTTAGCAAGGGCAGGCACTACTCAGATGAATCGCAACAAAACTTCTCTACAAACGATAAAGGTCTTGAATATGCCACACAAACTAAAGCAGATGTAAGGTGGGGTTCGTAAATGTCTTTGCAAGCAATAGTTGGTTTTTTTAAAGCAGTTGGAGCATTTTTAGCTAATCCAATTACTCAAGGTGTATTAACAGCAGCTAGTGTTATTCAGGGAGTTAGGAATCATAGACAAGCTAAAGATATGCTTGCTAGAGGTCAAGACATACTTGCAAACAAAACAGCAGCAGGTGGCAAGATACCTGTTATCTATGGCAGGCGTAGAGTTGGCGCGCAAATTGTATATATGGACACCGCTTCAAGAAGAAGTAAAGATTTATTTATTGTCTACGCTTTATCAGTTGGTGAGTGTGAAGAAATAGAAGGAAGAACAATAGAGCTTGATGGAAACCCTATTACTAATCCAAATAGATTTAGAAATGGCTCTTATATAGGTTCAGATAAAATTAATTCAGGTGCAGGAAGTCTTAATACAGCAGATCAAGTTGGAACTAATAATGGCTCTGCTCCTGCTGGTGGTTTTGGAACTAACCCTGCTCATAGATACAGGGCTGTATTTAATCTACATCATGGTGCAGCCACACAAACTGCTGATCCAATGCTTAGAGCTTCAGTAGCTAGTGAATGGACTACAGCGCATAAATTAAATGGCATAACTTACATAGCGGCATCGTATGAGTATGATGTTAAGGCTATGTTTAAAGGTGTTCCGCAACTTACTGTAGTTGTAAAAGGGCAAAAGGTTTACGATCCTAGATTAGACTCAACAGTTACAGGCGGTAGCGGTTCACAAAGATTAGCAACACCATCTACTTACGAATGGACTGATAATGCTGCTTGCTGTTTCCTCAACTACATTACAAACGATGAATATGGTAAGGGTTTAACATCTAGCGATTTAGATTTAGAATCTTTTAGGGTAGCTGCTGTATTAACTGATACATTGGTTGATACACCTGATTTTAATGGTTCTTATGCTTCTACTACATGGAGTGCTAGTGGCGGTACAACACCCACCAATGTAATTACATTTTCTAATGAATCTCAATGGTCTAAATATAAACTAGGCGATACTTTATTTCTAAAAGATAGTAGCGGAAATTTAATCATAGATGAAAAAACAATTACTGATATTCAAAGAAATGCTTTTTATGGTCAAACCCAGCAAAACATAATAATTATAGATGATGAAATTGATGATGATTATGATGATGAGGGCGGTACTTCAGTAGCAAAATCAAAACGCTTTCATTGTAATGGTGTAATAGATACTAATAAGAATGTAATGGAAAATGCTAAAGAGCTTCTTGGCAATATGCGTGGTATTTTCAATTATGTTGATGGCAAATACGAATTATTAATTGAAGATACTGGTTCTTCAGAATTTACAGTTACAGACGATCATATTATAGATGTTATATCTATTGATTATGGTAATAAGGATAAAAGGGCAAATAAGGTTGTAGTTGAGTTCTTTAATGGCGCAAAAGGTTATGAGCAAGATACCGCTACTGTTTATCACAACAACCCTTCTACTTATAAAGATGATGATGGTGGAGAAGAATTAGAAGTTAAACTTTCTGCTATGTATGTTGTATCACCTTATACAGCTTGGAATATGGGTAAGGCTGTATTAGCTAGATCAAGATATCAAACCTCTATTAACTTTATGGCAACACCTGAATTATATAAAGTTAATGTAGGCTCAATTATTACAGTTACTTATGCTGGTCTTGGATTATCAAGCAAATTATTTAGAATTGAAACCATGGACTTACAGCCAAATGGTTTGCTAGCTGTAAGCGCAATAGAGTATATTGATATTTATACTTGGGAAATACCACCAGTTGAAAGCGTACCACCTAAATCTGATCCACCTACAGGCTTTGAATTAGTAGTACCAACAGGATTATCTTTTACAGATAGTGGCAGTTCTAATCCTAGAGCTTTTTTAACTTGGACTGAAAATACAGATTATCCAGTTGATTTATATAGAGCTACAGTTTTGGATAGTGGCGCAAAGCCAGTTGTTAATAAGACAGTAAATGATAACTATGTTTATTTAGATTTATTAGCTGTAGGAAGTTATACAGCAACAGTTACAGCAATTAATAGTGTTGGCGCTGAAAGCAATCCTTCTTCAGCTTTATCATTCTCTGTAGCACAAGAGCCTATCTATACAGGCGATGTTCAGGATGGAGCTATAACAAATATTAAAGTTAATGATATAGATGCAACAAAAATAACAGCAGGATTAATTAATTCAGCTAGAATTAATGTTGATACTCTTAATGTTAAGAGCTTTGATAATGTTAGTTCTACTATTGTTAGCCATGTAACAGCAGGTACAAAATTTCCTTTAGCTAGAGATGGTCAGGCTTATGTGCAAAGAACCTCAGAATATACAGGAAGCAATGCTTCTTTCATTCCTGTAACAATTACTGAAGTTAGAGATAATGCAGGATATGTAGCAATTTTCTCAGGAGTTCTTGGTAATGTTAATGGTGGTAGGGTTCAATATTCTTTAGATAATTCTACTTGGGTTAATGCAAATGGTAATACAAATATATATTGGAACGCTGGTACTTATAGAGGATATACCTATGTCTATACAGGTCAGATAACTACACTATCTACATCGCAATCTACTGTTTATTGGAGAGTGTATTTCTCAGGCTTATACAATCATACTCAGCTTTCACTTAATGTAATGATGGATAACACACGATAATGAATATGTTTACTATATACAATTTACAAACTGGTGAAATAGACCACTCAACCTCTACTGTTGCACAAATTAATGAAGTAGGGTTGTTAGAAGGACAAGGTATTATTGAAGGAGATTATCAGCCTAATGAATATAAAGTTGTTAGTGGTGAAGCAATACAAAGAACTGATAATATATTAGAAATACTAAGAAATAAAAGAAATGCATTATTAAAAGAATCAGATTGGACACAACTAAATGATTGCCCTTTATCTGATACTAAAAAAGCAGAATGGCAAACATATAGACAGGCATTAAGGGACTTACCAGCAGATTATCAAGATACTAATAATATTGATGATGTTGCATTTCCAAACTTACCTCAATGATTTAATATACATAAAATAGGATTTTATTATGGCACAAGCAACAGATTACAATTTAGCAAACCAAACAGGAGCAGACTTTAGAGCAGAATTAAATGAAATTCTAGCTGCATCTGTTAGTTTAAATAGTGGTTCTAGTGAACCAACTACAATGTATGCTCATCAATTATGGGTAGATACATCAAGTAATGTATTAAAGATAAGGAACGCTGCAAACAATGCTTGGCTAACTACTGGTGTTAGCATTACTGCATCTAATACTTTTGATATTAATGCTGGTACTGTTAATGGTATTACCTCATTAAGTTTTAGTTCAGGTGCTACAGTAGCATCTATATTAGATGAAGATAATCTATCTTCTGATTCAGCAACAGCTTTAGCAACCCAACAATCAATTAAGGCTTATGTAGATAGCCAAGTAACAGCGCAAGATTTAGACATTACAGATGGTAGTTCTACTATTGCTATTGATCTTGATTCTGAAACTTTATCTTTATTAGGTGGAACTGGTATAACTTCAACAGCTTCAGGTAATGGCGTAACTTTTGCTATTGGTCAATCAGTAGGAACTTCAGACAATGTGGTCTTTAATCAAGTTACAGGTGCATTAGTTGGTAATGCTAGTACAGCAACAACTTTAGCAACTGCAAGAACTATATCAGGTGTTAGTTTTAATGGTTCAGCAAATATAACTTTAGATACAGATGATATTGGAGAAGGTTCAAACAAATACTTTACTGCTGAAAGGGTAGACGATCAGGTAAATACTTTGCTAACAGCAGGCGCAAATATAAGCCTTACTTATAATGATACTGCTGGCACATTAACTATAGCTAATACTAATAGTGCTGATATAACTTCAGTTGTAGCTGGAGATGGTTTAACAGGTGGCGGTACTAGCGGAGCTGTTACTTTGGCTGTAGGTGTTGATGATTCTTCAATAGAAATTAATTCAGATGCGCTAAGAGTTAAAGCAAGCGGTATTACTAATGCTATGCTTGGCGGTTCTATTGCTAATAATAAACTAGCAAATTCAAGTGTAACTATTAATTCTAATTCATTATCTTTAGGTGGAACTTTAACTTTAGATACAGATGATATTGGAGAAGGATCAAACAATCTTTACTATACAGATGCAAGGGCAAATTCTGCCATTGATGCTAGAGTTACTAATACCTTTATAAACAATTTAAGTGGCGTTGTAGCTGATACTGCAACAGCTTTAGCGACTGCAAGAACAATAGCTTTAAGTGGCGATGTAGTAGGCTCAGTTTCATTTGATGGAACTTCTGATGTAACCATATCAAGCACAATACAAGCTAACTCAGTGGCTTTAGGAACTGATACTACTGGTAACTATGTAGCAACAATAACTGGTACAGCAAACAAAGTTTCTGTATCAGGATCAGGAAGCGAAACAGCAGGTGTAACATTGTCATTGCCTGACGATGTGCAAATTGCAGACAGCCTAACAGTAGCAGGTAATCTTACTGTTAATGGAACGCTAACATCTCTTGATACAACCAATTTAGATATAGAAGATAACCTATTCCAACTTAATGCAGGTCTTACAGGATCACCAGTTAATGATAGCGGTATGCTTATCAATCGTGGCAATCAAAACAATGGCAT